TGAAGGTAATTATGCAAGAAACTTTACAAGAACTTTTGTAGGTAATTATTCAAGAAACTTTACTCGAACACGTCAATCCAACTACCTTGGTGGTGAAGGATATACTCGTGATTTTGTTGGAAACTTTACAGGTAATTATACCAGAGACTTTACCGCAACCTTTGAAGGAAACTATTCTAGAAACTATGTAGGTAACTTTATTGGTAATTATGGTAGAAACTTCCTTGGAAACTATAATAGAACCTTTACAGGTAACTATACAGGAGAACAAATTGGGTCAGGTAGCACTAATATAGAAACTTATACACTCTACGTTAGAACTGCCTAAATAGAGTTATGGGAACTACGACACTAAAACTTGAAGGCACTAATGGAGACCTCAAGGAGATAACAACAACAGAGGAGAACTACCTTGCGTATCAAGCAGGGTTGCACCTTTCTGCGTTGGATTCTAGTGATGTCTCAACCCTAACCCAAGTAAGTACTAATAATACCTTAATCGGTACATATACCGATACTACCTATGACGATGCCCCAGGCACACACGGATTTGCAGCTGGTAATGTTCCTGTTGTTTCCACAACAACATCTTTATATCAAAAAGAAGGTGTTGCAGACTTTAGTGGAGATTCAGCGGCATTTAGATATCCGACTGAGTTTGTTGATAATGGTGGAACTCCAGAACTTCACGAATTAGATTCTGCGGAATTAGATACACTTACTGACAGACTTACTTCTCGTATTGCAACATCTGAATACCCAGGCATATACAAATTAGGTTCGTCTGCTCCAGACGGAACATACTCAACCTATAAATCAGGTGTATTTTTTGACAGATTGCAAACAAACCAATCAGGTACACAATACAATTTATATGTAAAGTCTTCAATGACTCCTCCAACTGCCGTAAGACCTGTTGCAGTTAAACGTTCGTCTGGTCTAACTGGTTCGTTCCAAGGTCTCCAAGAAATGACGGATGCCGAAATTAAATATACGTTTGGGTCAAGAGTCCAATCTCGTATAATGAATGGCACCAGTGGAGTAGGTACATATCAATTAAGAACTAATGTTCAAGGTGCTCCCACCGATTCAGGAACTTGGTCATCCAGAGGAACTGCAACAGATAGTCGTTATGATTTAACTGATGCGGATTATACCAGAACTTCTACAAGAAATACTGAAATAGATTCTGTTAGAACTTCACTCAGAACTTCAACTGCGAATACAGACTTTGTTGGTAATTATACCAGAAACTTTAGTGCAAACTTCCTTGGTGACTACATAGGAGACTTTACAGGAGATTTCGCAGGTAATTTTATTGGAGATTACTCTAGAAGTTTCATTGGGGATTATATTGGTGATTATTCAAGAAACTTTGAAGGAAACTATGTTGGTAACTATTCTAGAAATTTCTTAGGAAATTATATTGGAAACTATGCACGTGCATATTCTCAGGTATATTCTAGAACTAGGATTACAACCTATGCAGGTAACTTCGTAGGAAACTATGTTGGTAACTATGCAAGAAACTTTAGTCAAAACTATCAAAGAATTAGATTAGAAGATTTTGTAGGAAACTATGCAGGTAACTTCGTAGGTGACTATCAGCGTAATTTCTCTCTAGATTATACAAGAACCAGAGTTACTGATTATGTTGGTGATTTTGTTGGTGATTTTGTTGGTAACTATGCTCAAGCATATGCTAGAACTAGAGTAGAAAGTTATGCCACAACCTTTACTGGTAACTTTACAGGTAACTATGTTGGAGACTTTGTAGGAAACTACGCTCTAGCTTATTCTGCTGACTATACCAGAAACAGAACAGCAACCTTTACTGGTAATTTCCTTGGTGATTATACTGGTAACTTTGTTGGTAACTATACAAACACCTTTACTAGAAACAGAACAGCAACCTTTACTGGTGACTTTGTAGGTAACTATGTTGGTAACTTTGTTGGTAACTATGCAAACACCTTTACTAGAAACAGAACAGTAACCTATACTGGTGATTTCACAGTTGTTTCTACCAGACAAACAAAAGGTGGTACTGTATATTACTATTCAAGAACTCGTGTTACAAACTATGTCGCTGACTTTACTGGTAACTATGCAAACACCTTTACTAGAACTCGTGCTACTGATTATACAAGAACAACTGTAGCAAACTATGTGGCTGATTATACTGGTAACTATGCAAACACCTTTACTAGAACTCGTGCAACCAATTATCAAAGAACTCGTGTAACTGATTATGTTGCAGATTATACTGGTAATTATACTGGTAACTATTCACGTAACTTTCTTAGAACTCGTGCTACTGATTTCACCAGAGATAGACAAACTAATTTTATAGGTGACTTTACAAGAAGTTTCGAAGGGAACTATTCACGTAACTTTACTAGAACTCGTGCAACAAACCGTGCTACCACATATACTGGTAATTTCTTAGGTAATTATGTTGGTGATTACGCAAGAGCATATACTAGAACTTCTACTCGTGATTCAACTACAGGGCCGTTTACTGGTGATTTCATACAAAACTTTGAAGGAAATTATGCTCGTGATTTCTCTCAAGATTATACTAGAGATGCAATAACTGACTTTGTAGGTGACTTTGTAGGTGACTATACTGGTGATTATTCTAGAAGTTTTACTGACGATTATCAGAGAAATCGTTCGTCTGTATACTCTCAAGCATATAGTAGAACTAGAACTTCTATATACAGTGATAATTATCAAAGAACAAGAGTATCTACATATACTAGAACTTCAACCAGAAACTCTACGAATAACTTTACTGATAACTTCCAAAGAACTTCTGTAGTAGTTCGTTCAAGTGCTTATAGTAGAACTCGTACAAGTTTAGCAAGTTTTGAAGGAAACTACCAAGGTAACTTTATTGGAGACTTTACAGGAAACTTTGTAGGAAACTATGTAGGAACAACGATTGATGCTGGAAGTTCTACAATTACAACTTACACCCTTTATCAGAGAACTGCATAAAGTTAATATATATAATTGAAATAGGAGATTTGCAATGGCAAGAAAATGGTTAGATAATGCATTCTGGGAAACACCCAAAAAAGAAATATTGAATGCAATTAGTGAAGAAGAAATTGACAATCGTCAAATTCGTCAAGTTCACAAACTTAACAAACTAAATGATGACGGTTCGGAGAATGAACTGTTCAATGAAGTAATTGAGTTTCTTGGTGAAGAATCAATTGATGAATCAAGTAAAAAACGTCTGGCAAAAAAACAAGCAGAGGCAGAACTTGAGAAAGCAAAGAAACTTGAACAAGAACGTGCAAAAAAACTAGAGAAACTTTTTGAGTATAAACTAGAAACTTTTGAGATTGCAGAAATTAAAAACTCAAAGAATCGTCTGTTGAAATCAAAACTCAGACGTTCTAAGTCTATTCCAGAAGTAAATTTATACGCTATGATGATTGTGAAGGATGCACTAGAAGATGAAAATACCAAGTAAAGGTTTTGTAATTGTTGCGTCCAGAAACTCTAACTTTTATACTTACGCAGTCAATCTTATAGAATCAATCAAAGACTGGTATCCAGAAGCACAAATATGTCTGGTCACCGAAGAACGTTTTATTGATGAACGTGCGGACGAAGCAGACCAAGTTATCTTTTGTGACGACCATTATCGTGCAAAACTATGGGGTATGTCGCAATCTCCTTATGACATAACTATGTATGTTGACGCAGATATGGATTGTGAACACGAAGATATCGCAAAGGTGTGGGATGAATTAGGTGACCGTGATATGGTTTTTCACGAACTAACTCCAGAACGTGAAAAGTATTATGCGATTCGTGAATTCAAATATGCAGGTAAGATGGAAAAGTTTACTTTATGTGGGGGTGTATGTCTCTACCGAAGTGGTAATCAATTAGTTCGTGAGTTTATGGAAGACTGGTTTGAATTGTTTAACAAACAACATAGTGGTATGTGGAAACCCAAAGAGTTTGATAGTGAACAATTTGATAGAGACCTTAAACACTTTGACCAAACAACCCTTTGGTATCTAACCGAAAAAGACCCTAAATATAAAGAATTAAAAATAGGTATCTTCCACGATGATATTCGTTGGAATTATTTTACTCAATACGGATATGAAGGTCTAAAGTCTATTGAAGACAAACCACCTATCCTAAGACATTACTCTGGTTCACTCCAGAAGGATAAACTTATAGTATGAAAGACATTCCTATTAAAAACCCAGATGTGTTAAAAGCACTTAATAACTTCCTATGGTATTATGAAAACAAGGATGTTGTTGCAAGAAATCTAAAATTACACGGTGAACCAAAAGACAGAAAATATTTTATGTCTGAAAAATATCGTGATGAGATTATTGCTCAAGATACTGCACACGAAGGATTTCCAGACGCAGGACATTCATATGCACTGAAAGCTGACCGATTACATCACATTGAAGGTCGTGAAAGTAATCCAGAAGCGGCAGGATTTATCACACGATATAGTGAATATAATACAGAACTTTGTTCTCTTTTATCTACACGAAACAATGCATTAACTCAAATGTATCCTCCAGATGGATTTATTTCGTGGCATAATAATGCAAATGCTTCTGCATATAACATTATTTTCTCTTGGTCGGAGACAGGTGACGGTGTTTTTAGATATGTTGATGGACATACTGGTAAAGAAGTTGTTATGCAAGATAAAAAAGGATGGCAATGTAAAGCAGGATATTTTGGTGCATATCACGAACCTTGGTATAAAAGAGTCTATCACGCTGCCGAAACTGACTGTTGGAGAATCACGGTATCCTATATCTTTGACCGTAGTGATATGTCTCTAGGACTTCAAGATGACGTAATTGAGGAAATAATGTCCGAATTCTAGTCCACTAGACGATGGAATCCTTATAAATAAAGACAGAAGAAACTGTTTTATATGGGTATTCCACGATGATTCCAAATTACGAAGATATTACTATTTTACAAGGAACAGATGTAGCAATCGAAATACATCTAATTCACGATAGTGGTAGTGCATTTAATTTGACCAATAGGTCTATAGCAGCGAAGATGAAAAGAAACTACGCTGATTCAGCTGGTGACCCAGATACGGTCTCCTTTAATGCTGCCGTAATAACCCCTCCAGAAGATGGCATTATTAATTTGTCATTGACCAATACCCAAACCGATGCGTTAAAAACTCGTGGTCGTTACGTCTATGACGTAGAAGTATCTTATGTAGATAGTGATTCAAATACTATAGTTCAAAGAGTCCTTGAGGGACAGATTGAAGTCTCACCTTCGGTCACCAAATAAAGGAAATTTTAATGTCTGAGAAGATTTACATAAAGAAAATTGTAGTCGGAACACCTATTAAAAGGGTGACTTCTGGTTCTTTTTCTATTGATAATCTAGCTGGTGTTGACGTATCTAGCGAAGTAGAATCTGACGGTTCAATTCTTGCTTACAGAAGTTCAACAGATAAGTATGAAATAACTAAACTTAAAAATGATGCGTTCATTAATGTCACATATGATAGTAGTCAAGGTGCATATAATTTTAGTTTTAATAACGAGAATTTTGCAGGTGACTTTATTCCAGATTCCGATGGAGTACGTAGTCTTGGTACAATAAACCAAAAATGGAAAGACCTGTATCTTACTGGTAATACAATTACTCTTGGAACACTACAATTAAAAGATAGTAATGGTGAGTTTGTAATTGTTGATACAAATGATAACACTAAGACTTCACTAAATATTTCTCTTACCAGTAATAATACAGATATTCTAAGTTTTAATAGTGAAACTGGTCTATTTACATTTAATGATTCTGATATCGCAAGAACAGACGTTAGTGAAACATTCCATCAAGGTCTAACCATAAACAATGGTGCGACTATTGATAGTGCAACCATTCCTAATCTTGTAAACACAAATCTAATAGGAAGTCAAGCGACTCTTGATAGTGCTAACATTGGTACTCTTAGAGTTACAGGTAATACTGTACTTGACGGTAATCTAACCGTTACAGGTACAGAAACAGTAGTAAACACCGAAACTATTCAACTTGCAGACAATACTATTGTTCTTAATTCAAATGCAACAGGAACACCTTCAGAGAATGGTGGTATTGAGATTGAACGTGGTGACCTAGCAAACGTATCGTTCCTATGGGACGAAGGTGTTGGTCGTTGGACATTAGGTGATAAAGATTTAGAAACAACTGGTAAACTTCTTTATGGTAATGTTTACTCTACAGAGGGTGACCTTCCTAGTGCTTCTGTTTATCACGGTATGTATGCTCACGTTCACGCAACTGGTCGTGGATACTTTGCTCACGCAGGTGAATGGCATAGACTACTTGATTCAGATACTACAACTCTACAACAAGTTTTTAATTTAACATCAAATAATGCAAGTATTGCTACTGCAAATATCACTACTGGTGATATTACAACTCTGACCAATACAACTCTTACTGGTACGAATGCAACCTTTGATAGTGCAAGTATAACAAATTTAACTTTTACTACTCTTACAAATACTACAAGTGATATTACCGAAGGTGGTAATCTCTACTATACTCGTGCAAGATTTGACTCTGCACTAGGTGATGCAACTTCTATTGCGTCTATTCGTGGATACTTTGCTTCTTCTGGTGACTTATCTTATGATAGCTCAACAGGAACATTCTCTTTTGATGTAGAACAAGTATATACTAAAGCAAACTTTGATAGTGACCTTGGTGACGCTCTAGATGGTGGAACAGGTATTACTTATGATTCTGCCTCAGATACTATCTCTATTACTAATACAGGAGTTAGTGCAGGAACATATGGTTCTGCAAGTCAAATACCAGTCTTTACTGTAAATGCACAAGGACAACTTGACAGTGCAGGAACAGTTGCGGTTGCAGGTGTAACCTCGTTTGCTTTTGATTCTTCTAATGGTAATCTAACTATCGGAACTGCTGATGGTGCTTCGTTTGTCACTACTGCAACTCTTGACCCATATACTACAACTAATTTAGTTGAAGGGACTAACCTGTATTATACTCGTGCGAGATTTGATTCCGCATTGGGTGATACTACATCTACCCAAACTATCCGTGGAATGTTTAGTTCTGGTGGAGACTTAACTTATGATTCTGCAACAGGTAACTTTACCTTTGATGTAGAACAGGTTTATACAAAGTCTAACTTTGATTCTGATTTAGGTGCTGCCCTTGACGGTGGAACAGGAATCACATACGATAGTGCAAACGATACCATTTCTATTACTAATACTAATGTTGTTGGTGGCACATATGGTTCTAGCACAAAAATTCCAGTATTCAGAGTCAATGACCAAGGTCAATTAGATAGTGCAACTACTGTAGATGTTGCAGCTGTATCATCATTCTCGTTTGATTCTGCAAACGGAAATATCTCTATTAATACTGCTGACGGAAATACATTCCTCACAACAATTACTTTAGACCCATATACAACTACAAATTTAACCGAAGGGACAAATCTCTATTATACACAAGCACGTGTAGATAGTGATTTTGATAGAAACTTAGACTCTGCTGATACAGATAAACTCAGCGAAGGGTCAACCAATCTCTATTATACAACTGCAAGATGGGACGCTCAACTTGCAACTAAAGACCTAGACGATATTGCAGAAGGTTCAACTAATCTATTTTATACCTCTGCTCGTGCAGATAGTGACGCAAAAGCGTCTTTACTAGTAAACGATACTGGTGGTGATGGTTCATTATCATACGATAGTTCAACAGGTGTATTCACTTATACAGGGCCGAGTTCATCTGAGGTAAGGGCACACTTTAGTGCAACAGGTGACCTATCCTACGATTCTTCTACTGGTGTATTCTCAATTGATGTTGAGAACGTCTACTCTCAAGCAAATTTTGATAGTGACTTCTTAACTAGACTGACATCACAAATTGATAGTGCAGGTATTACTACCCTCACAACTACTACTGGTACGATTACTAATATTATATCAGATAGTGCGAGTATTGGCAACCTTTCGTTTACAACTCTTGCAAATACTACTTCAGATATCACTGAAGGTAGTAATCTGTATTATACGACTGCAAGAGCGAATACTGATTTTGATACAAGACTTGCAACCAAGACAACCACAAATCTTGCAGAAGGGTCTAATTTATACTATACACAATCACGTGATGATAGTGCTTTTGATGTTAGATTTGGAATTAAATCTACAACAGACTTGACAGAAGGGTCTAATTTATATTATACTACTGCACGTAGTAATACAGACTTTGATACTAGACTTGCAACCAAATCCACTTCAGATGTTTCTGAAGGAACAAATCTCTATTACGTAAAATCTCGTGTAGATAGTGATATTGATGCGAAGTTTGTTGCAAACTCTACTTCAGACTTATCAGAAGGGTCTAACCTCTATTATACTACATCAAGAGCAGACAGTGATGCAAAAGCGTCTCTCTTAGTCAATGACGCAGGTGGTGACGGTTCACTTACCTATGACAGTGGTTCAGGTGTCTTTACCTATACAGGGCCGAGTGCGACAGAAGTAAGAGCGCATTTCAATGGTGGTTCTGGTGTTACTATCAATGCAGGTGGAACAATTTCTATTGGTCAACCTGTAGGAACTACTGATAACGTAACCTTTGCGAAGACCACATTAGACTCTGCGGTTGTTGATGGAATCAACTTTAATGTTTTAACATCAAGACATTCAAATACCGCAGGAACAGTATTCTTTGACTCAGACCACCAAAAAGGTTTGTCTGTTGTTATGGATACTCAGAACAATCCGAATCCTGACGTAACTCTTAATATTGGACAAGAGATATTCTTATATGTCCATAACTTAACTGGTGCTCAGATTGACAATGGTGATGCAGTCTATATTTCTGGAACTGCACACGGTAAACACCCACAAGTATCTCTTGCACGTGCAAACACATCGTCAACTGGTCAAGCGACTGGTCTTGCGACTATGGACATTCCTGATGGTGCTCACGGTTGGGTAACAAGATATGGTCTAGTTCGTGACGTAAACACTAGTGGAATGACAGCAGGTAATGTTCTATTCCTATCTCCAGACTCCGCAGGTGTGGTAACAGAAACACCTGTAACAGTTGATACTGGTTATCCTTTCCATATTGGTCGTGTTTTAACTGTTGATGCAAACAACGGTGTAATCCTTGTTGACCCACAAAGTGAACATTTTGATGACCTACGTGTTGAGAATAAACTTAAAACATCACAAATAGTAGCTGACTCTGCTTCACTTTTACACGTTCAGTTTGATACAAGTACTTTTGATTCACATCAACCATATAGTGAAGGTCTATTATACTACGATAACAAACATAAGACACTAAACTATAATGATGATATTACTGGAATGGTTCACGAGGTTGGTACTCAAGAACACCAACGTGTATTTAACAATACTGGTGCAACCATTAAGAAAGGTAATGCATTATACTTTAGTGGTAACTATACTTCAGGTATTATTGACGTTCCGACTGTTGGTCTTGCAGACGCAACAGACGTAAACGCATATAACGCTCAAGGTATTGCTGCTCAAGATATTTCAAACAACTCTTATGGTCACTGTTTGATTGCTGGTCAGTTGACTAATGTTAATACTGCACACTTGAGTGACGGAACGAACTTCTTCGTATCCGTGACTACGCCTGGTTCACACCAGAATGCATCTCCGACATATCCAAACTTCCCTATGTGTTTGGGTTGGGTTGTTAAAACTGGTGATTCAGATAACGGTATTTTACTTGTCAATCAACAGAACCACTCGGTTCGTTCTTTCCGTGTTCAAACTTCAGCACACATTGGTACAGACTTACAGGTTGACGGTAACTTAACAATTTTAGGTAGTCAGACCACTGTAGGTACATCTAATGTAACTCAGGGTTCTCCAATCTATCGTCTTAACGAAGGTGATGCGATTGGTGAAGCAGGAACAGTCTTTACTGGTACTGGTCTTGACGATGCCTTCTTTGCAGGTCACTTTACAGGAACTACTGCACAAACTTACTATGTAAGAATTGATGGTGTAGGAACTGGTGCAAGTGGTGTAGATACCTTTGCTGTTGCACTTGGAACAGATAGTGCGTTTACATCTCCTATTCTTACAAAACAGAATATTACTGGTGACCCACAACTTATTCACTCTGCCGATAATATCTCGGTTGAGTTTGGTGCGACTACAGGTCACGATAGTGGTGATAGATGGTCTGGTACTGCTTCTCCTGTTAATGTAGATACTGGTTTCTTCACAAACCGAAACACTGGTACAAGTGGTGTCGGTTATACCCATATGGGTCTATGGTTTGATGTCACTGACGAAAAGTGGAAAATCATTGACGAGTATGACTCAACACCTACAGGAACAATTAATGCCGCTGACTCTTCATTTAGTCTTGCGACTCTAGTTGCAGATACGTTTGAAGGTAGTCTGATTGGTGCGGTAACAGGTAATGCTCAAACTGCTTCTGCTCTTGCAACTGGTAGAGACTTCTCCTTAACAGGTGATATTACTGCAAGTGCGGTATCCTTTGACGGAACAGGTAACGTAACACTTACAACTGCATACAACCCAGGCAGTATCGTAAACGCAGATATTAATGCAAGTGCTAATATTGCTGATAGTAAACTTGCAACTATTAGTACCGCAGGTAAAGTTCAGAACTCTGCAACCACTGCCACAAGTGCAAATACTGCTTCTGCAATTATTGCTCGTGATGCGAGTGGTAACTTTGCAGGTGGAACATTTACTGGTGAAGTAAATCGTGACGCACAAACTACAGTAAGTGCAGGAACTTATGGTTCAAATACTGCAATTCCTGTTATAACTGTTGACGCAAATGGTTTTGTTGATAGTGTTGGAACAGTTGGTGTATCTGGTATTACTGGTGTAGACTTTGATAGTACTGGTGGAACATTAACAATCAATACGTCTACTGGTAACTTTACTGACGTAATTACACTTGACCCATTCACTACTGCGGACTTGACAGAGAATACTAATCTCTATCACACAACCGCAAGAGCAAGAAGTGCTATTAGTGCAGGTGGAGACCTAAGTTATAATGCATCAACTGGTGTAATGTCCTTTACTGAATCGGATAGAAGTCCTGCTCAGATTAGAGGATTATTCTCTGCTGGTGGTGATTTAAGTTATAACTCTGGAACTGGTCAATTCTCATTTACTGATTCTGCACAACATACAAGTGCAGAGATTCGTGCAATGTTCTCCGCAGGTGGAGACCTTGCATATAATAGTGGTACTGGTCAATTTAGTGTAACTAAGTTTACTACTGCTGATGCAAGAGGTTCAATCTCTCTAACAGACGCAGGTGGAGCTGGTTCTGCTTCTTATAACTCTGGCACTGGTGTAATCACATATACTGGGCCGAGTGACGCAGAGATTCGTGGTAAGATTAGTGCAGGTGGTGACCTTGCATATAACTCTACTACTGGTGTAGTATCATTTACACAAAGAACTGACGCACAAGTTAGAGGACTTATCTCCGCAACTGGTGACATAGCGTATAATAATACTACTGGTGTTATCTCATTTAGTGAGACATATTCTACTGCAAGTGAACTTCTAACCGCAATTAAGACTGTAGACGGTGCTTCAAGTGGATTAAACGCTGACCTACTTGACGGTCAAGAAGGTGCTCACTATAGAATTAATGTATATAACAACGCAGGCACGTTGTTAAACTAAGGATAAATAGATAAATGGCATATACAAGAATAGCAACCAGAAGTGAATTTATAGACTATTGTCTACGTAGACTAGGACACCCTGTTATCGAAATCAATGTTGATGACGAACAGATTGATGACCGTGTAAATGACGCATTACAATTGTTTGGTGAATATGGTGCAGAAGGTAGTTTCCGTGCATATGTTCCAATGGAAATGACACAACTTATTATTGACCGTGGGTATATTGACTTTGATATTGATACCATACAAGGTATCTCAGACCCCAATAATATTCTAAATGTTGTTCGTGTATTTCCTGTTGATGACCAAGTAAGTGGTGTTAACTTCTTTGACGTTAAATATCAAATGCGTCTCAACGATATGTGGGATTTAAATACTGGTATTGGAGACCTTGCATACTATGAACAAATGCAACAGTATCTTTCTACTATTGATATGAAACTAACAGGAACTCCTCAAATTCAGTTTACTCGTGCAGGCAACACCTTAAATATCTTCGGAGATATTTCTGGAACTAAAGGTGATTTACAAGTAGGTGATAAGATTCTAATGGAAATGTATTTCACAACTGATGCAAATAACAATGGTAAAATATATAATAATATCTTCTTAAAGGAATATGCAACTGCACTTATTAAAGAACAATGGGGACAAAACCTTATTAAATTTGAAGGAATGGTATTGCCAGGCGGTGTTACATTGAATGGTAGACAAATACTAGAAGACGCAAGACAAGAAATAGAAGTGATTAGACAAAGAATCTATAACGAGTATGATATACCACCAGATTTCTTTATGGGATAATTAAATGGCAACGAATCCATATTTCAAACAAGGAGTTCGTTCTGAACAATCATTATATGAGGACATCATTATTGAAGGACTCAAAATGTATGGACAGGATGTATACTACCTTCCACGAGAAATAATCAATAAAGATAATGTCTTTCTTGATGATGTTCCGTCACGTTTCGGTTCTTCTTATAAAGTGGAAATGTATATTGAGAACACCGAAGCGTTTGAAGGTGAGGGTGACCTATTTACTAAATTTGGTATTGAACTCAGAGACCAAGCAAACTTTATTGTTTCCAGAAAGAGATGGAAGAATCTTGTAGGTTCTCGTCTTGCAGAAAAGAATTTCCGTCCTCGTGAAGGAGACCTAATCTATCTAACACTATCCCAATCTATATTTGAAATTCGTAGGGTAGAGACCGAAACTCCGTTCTATCAATTACAAAATCTTCCTACATTCCGTATGCAATGTGAATTGTTTGAATACAATGACGAAGACTTTGATACTGGTATTGACGCAATACAGAAAGTTGAAGTAGAATCTGCATATCAAGTTGAACTGACTATGGATTCAGCGGCAGGATATGACCTTGGTGAAACTGTACATCAAGTATTTGGTGATTATACTATGAAAGGTGAAATTGTTGATTGGTCTGATTCAGATAAAGTTCTACAACTTGCACACGTTGGTGCTTCTGATGGTAAGTTCCATACTTTTGGTACAGTAACTCAAGTTATTGGTCAAACGTCTGGTGCGAAAGCTTCTCCAACGTTTGTACAAGAACTTCAGAAAATACAAGCAGACGCACAAAATACTATCTTTGATGACTTTGAATCAGACTTCTTAGACTTCTCTGAAAGTAATCCGTTCGGAGATATACAATAATGTTTGGTACTTGGTTTTATCATAAGAGAGTAAGAACTGCGGTATCCGTATTTGGTTCTATGTTTAATAACTTGTATGTTCTAAGACAGAACAGTTCTGGTGAAACTATCTCTCAAGTAAAAGTTCCATTATCTTATGCACCTAAGAGAAACTTTATCTCTAGATTACAAGCGATGAATAGTGGTGAAGATGCAGAACGTAGGGTCGCAATCAAGTTGCCTCGTATGTCCTTCGAGATTACGAATATGCAATATGACGCAACCAGACAATTACCTAAGACAAACAACATATCAACTGTAGTAGAAAATAGTGTTACATCTAGAAGACAACTTTATACTTCAACACCATATACTATTTCATTTCAGTTGAACATATATGCAAAGTCACAAGATGACGCATTACAAATTGTAGAACAGATTCTACCATACTTTGCACCACAATATACTTTGACAATCAAACCTTTCTCTGATATAGACACATTGACCGAAGATGTCCCTATCACATTATCAAGTGTTGCATTCTCAGACGATTTTGAAGGTGCGGTAGAACAACGTAGAACGATTATATATACTTTAGACTTTGAAATGAAGATTGCCCTATACGGGCCAGAAGGCAATAAATCTATTATTCGTGATGTGCGTAATAACTTATTCTTACAAGACGCAGGACTAGCTGATAGTGATGTGTATATTAAGACCTTACAGATAACTCCTGACCCCACGTCTGTAAGTGCTGACAGTGACTATGGATTTATAGAAACCGATTTGGATAGTGCAGTATAATGAGTGAAGAAAAAAGAATTAAAGATGATTATGAATACTCTCGTGACACCTACTATGAAATACTAGAGAAGGGTAAAGAGAGTATGGAACTAATGATTGAAGTCGCAAGAGAGAGTGAACACCCTCGTGCGTTTGAAGTATTATCTACTATGATGAAAAACATGGCAGACGTAAATGATAAACTTATGGATTTGAATAAGAAAAACAAAGACATAAACAAAGAAGACGACCCCAAACAACTGGGTAATACTACAAACAATCTATTTGTAGGAACTACTACAGACTTACAGCGACTTATACAGAATGAAAAGAATGTAGTTATAGATGCAGAACCAACAGACGAATGACCATTATCTTGGCAATATCAATGTCAAGCGTGATGGAGTTCAACACAATTTTACCGAAGAAGAGGTTAAAGAATACTTAAAGTGTTCTAAAGACCCTACATATTTCTGTAAGAAATACCTCAAAGTTATCTCTCTTGATGAAGGATTAGTTCCTTTTAATCTTTATCCTTATCAAGAAAAAATGTTTAACCACTTCAATAATAATAGATTCTCTATTGTTCTTGCGTGTCGTCAATCTGGTAAATCTATTAGTTCGGTAGGATATATTATTTGGTATGCTTGTTTTCATAGTGAGAAAACTATTGCTGTACTTGCTAACAAAGGTGCGACTGCAAGAGAAATGTTAGCACGTATCACTCTTATGTTAGAGAACTTACCATTCTTTTTACAGCCAGGCTGTAAAGCACTTAACAAAGGTTCTATTGAGTTTAGTAATAATAGTAGAATTATTGCAAGTGCAACCTCTGGTAGTTCTATTCGTGGTATGTCTGTTAACTTACTATTCCTTGACGAGTTTGCTTTTGTTGAACGTGCAAACGAGTTCTATACTTCTACCTATCCAGTTATCTCCGCAGGTAAAGATACCAAAGTTATTATTACTTCTACCGCAAACGGTATTGGTAATACTTTCCATAAGATATGGGAAGGTGCAGTTCAGAAGGTAAATGAGTTTGTTCCTTTTACTGTTAACTGGTGGGACGTGCCAGGCAGAGACGAGAAGTGGAAATCACAAACAATTGCGAATACGTCTCAATTACAGTTTGACCAAGAGTTTGGAAACACTTTTTATGGGACAGGGGATACCCTAATCAATGCCGAAACATTATTATCATTTAGAGCGTCTAACCCAAAAGAAGTTCTTGAGGGTGGCGACTTATTAATATATGACCGTCCAAACAAAGACCACGATTATATCATGACTGTAGACGTATCAAAGGGAAGAGGTCAGGATTATTCTACCGCAACGGTAATTGATATCAGCGTAAGACCCTTTAAACAGGTTGCTATCTATCGCAATAATACTATATCTCCAATACTCTTGCCTAATATTATATATAAGTACGCAAAAGTCTATAACGAGGCATATGTCGTAATTGAATCTAATGACCAAGGGACTTTAGTTTGTAATGGATTGTATCAAGACTTAGAATATGATAATATCCATATGGAATCTGCAATTAAAGCAGACCGTATTGGTATTGAAATGAATCGTAAAGTGAAACGACTTGGTTGTTCTGCAATCAAAGATATCTTAGAAAACCAAAAACTACAGATTGTTGATGAGAATACTATTATGGAGATATCTACTTTTGTCTCTAAAGGTCAATCTTATGAAGCGTCTGACGGTAATCATGACGATTTAATGATGAATTTAGTCCTATTTGGATACTTTGTATCGTCTCAATTCTTTGCAGATATGACAGATATCAACCTAAAAGAAATGATGTTTGCAAAGAAAATGAAAGAAATTGAAGACGATGTACCTCCTGTAGGGTTTATTGATGACGGTTTAGACCAAGTTAGAGAGGAAGAACAACAAAAATCTATGGGATGGCACACCTTTGAAGGTGTAGATATAGGCGTAGAAGATTGGTAATGTATAAATAAAGGTATGTGAACATTACCGTATTATGAAAACTTATAATTAATATTAAAGGAAAAAAGTTATGGCTCTTTTTACACCCTCTGCTTCTCCTGCTGTAACAGTAAAAGAAATTGACCTGACGGGCGTAGTGCCTAACGTTCAAACTTCTACTGGTGCATTCGTGGGGAATTTCGGTTGGGGGCCTGTCGGAGTTGCGACTCTGGTCTCAGACGAATCTGGACTAGTAAGTACCTTCTCAGCACCAACCAATGAAAATACGGTAGATTTCCATTCTGCTGCTTATTTTTTAAAATACTCAAACTCACTGTATGTTGTACGTGAGCAGGATAGTGATGGCGTTAACGCTGTTGCTAACCATTCATCCCTAGGTAGTTTGACTGCACAAGCAATCAACAACTTAGACGCATTTGAGAACTTATCTCTTGATAGTTCTGACGGTGCGTTTATTGCCAAGTACCCAGGCACAATTGGTAACTCATTGAAAGTATCCGTTATCGGAACTGACAGTGCAAGTGGTTCTTCATTGAACTTTGACAATTGGGCATATAAATCTGAATTTGATGCTGCCCCAGGCACATCTAAATTCGTATCAGACCTTGGTGGGTCTAATGACGAAATTCACGTTGCAGTCATTGACGAAGACGGTGAAATTTCTGGTACTGCTGGAACAATTCTTGAAACATTCCCATTCTTGTCTGTTGCTAAAAACGCAAAAGCGAGTGACGGAACTTCAAACTACTATAAAGACGTTCTTAAGAATCGTTCTAATTGGGTATACTCTGGTGACTTCCATACTGGTGACTCAGATAGTCTGAGTGACTTTGTAGGTTCTAACTGGGGCAACAACGCTACAACTTCTGGTGAGAACTTTGCAACTGGACAAAACTTCAGTGCAACTCAAAGCACTTGGTCATTTGCTTCTGGTGTGACCTCTTCTTCATTAGGAACTGACGATGTACTTCGTGGTTTCGATAAATTTGAAGATAAGGACAACATTGAAGTAGATTTCTTAATTGCTCCAGAATCTATTGCAGACGCAACTGCAACTACTGTCGTAAATGATTTAGTAGGTATTGCAGGCACAACTCGTAAAGATTGTGTTGCTGTCGCATCACCTTCACGTAACGCTGTAATTACTGTAGGCACTAATACTGGTGTCCTAGCTTGTAATAACACTTACACGAAGTCTTCGTATCTAATACAGGATAACAACTACTTGAAAGTATTTGACAAGTATAATGACAAATACATCAAGATTCCTGCTAACTCCTCAACAGCTGGATTAATGGCAGCTACTGACTTAGTAGCAGCACCTTGGTTCTCTCCTGCTGGTTCTAGACGTGGTAGATATGTTGGTATTACTGACATCATTCTATCTCCGACTAAAGCAGAAAGAGATACATTATATAAGGCTGGTATCAACCCAATTGCAAACATTCCAGGCGAAGGCATTATGCTCTTTGGTGACAAAACTAACGAATCAAGACCTTCTGCGTTTGACAGAATCAATGTTCGTAGATTGTTCCTTGGAATTGAAAGAGCAATTGCAATTGCAGGACGTAATGTAATGTTTGAATTCAATGACGAGTTTACTCGTGCCGAGTTCGTAAACATTGTAGAACCGTTTCTTCGTGAAATTCAAGGTCGAAGAGGTATCACGGACTTCCGTGTTGTCTGTGACGCTACGAATAACACTGCTGCTGTGGTTGACCGTAATGAATTCATCGCATCTATCTTCATCAAACCTGCCCGTTCTATTAACTTCGTAACATTGAATTTTGTTGCAGTTAGAACTGGTGTTGAGTTTGAAGAAGTAGTTGGCACAGTATAAGGAGTAAGGAAAAATGGCAATATTAGGCGTAGACGACTTTAAGTCAAAACTCAGAGGGGGCGGTGCTCGTCCTAATCTGTTTAAAGCGACTGTCAACTTTCCAGGCTATGCAGGGGGAGACGTAGAACTTACGTCTTTCCTTTGTAAGACTGCTCAGTTGCCAGGCTCAATAATGAACTTTGTAGATGTACCTTTCCGTGGTCGTCAGTTAAAAGTAGCTGGTGACAGGACTTTTGAACCTTGGACTGTAACCATCATTAATGATACGGATTTCACAATCCGTGATTCTATGGAACGTTGGATGAACGGTATCAATGCACATAGTGCTAATACTGGTTTAACTAACCCTATTGATTATCAAGCAGACTTGATAGTTGAACAATTAGATAGAGATGGTGAAACTCTTAAAACTTATAACTTCCGTGGTTGTTTCCCAACTAACGTTGCACCAATCGATGTAAGTTATGAGACTGTAGACACTATTGAAGAGTTTACAGTTGAGTTCCAGATTCAATACTGGGAATCTAACACAACTAGTTAATCTAGTTATATATAGAGAGGTAAGGGAATTATCCCTTGCCTCTTTATTATGAGGAACATAAATGGCAGAACAAGATAATAGTATTCTTAAACTATTTGGGTTTGAACTCAAGAGAGCGTCAGACCAAAAACCAAAAGAAAAAGACAAACTAAAATCTATAGTTGCTCCTACCGATGAAGACGGAGCAGGATACGTTACTGCGTCTGGTTCTCACTATGGTCAATATATTGACATGGAAGGAAGTCAGGCAAAAGATAATCAACAATTAATTATCAAATATCGTGGTGTTGCGTCACACCCTGAAGTAGACGCTGCTATTGAGGATATCGTCAATGAATCTATCGTTGGTGGAGAGATGGATACCTCGTGCGAAATTAATCTGGATAAAGTAGAAGCACCAGATAATATCAAAAAACAAATGATTGAAGAATTCAACAACATTTATGGTATGTTGAAATTCACTGATTTAGGTCATGACATATTCCGTTCATTCTATGTTGATGGTCGTGTTTATCACCACCTCGTAGTTAATGAATCAAATCTTAAAGCAGGTATCCAAGAAATTAGAACAATTGATGCTGCTAAGATTCGTAAAGTAAAAGAAATAAAACACAAGAAAGACCCAATAACAGGTGCAAAGATTGTTGAGAAGGTCTCAGAATTTTATATCTATCAAGAGAAAGCAGGAACTAATCAAGGTGTAAGACTTTCTCCAGATTCAGTATCATATGTGTCTAGTGGTCTATTAGACCCTAGTAAGAGACAGGTTGTATCCTATTTACATAAGGCACTAAAACCAATTAACCAATTAAGAATGTTAGAAGACTCTTTGGTCATCTATCGTCTTGCTCGTGCCCCAGAACGTAGAATATTCTATATTGACGTGGGTAATATGCCACGTAATAAATCAGAAACCTATATGCGTGACATTATGTCTCGTTATAGAAACAAGATTGTATATGATTCAAGTACTGGTCAACTTAAAGATGACCGTAAACATATGTCAATGTTGGAAGACTTCTGGTTACCTCGTAGAGAGGGTGGTAGAGGAACAGAGATTACTACTCTGCCAGGCGGTGAGAACCTTGGTCAGATTGACGATATTTTATACTTCCAGAAGAGATTGTATCGTTCATTGAACGTACCAGTCAATCGTCTGGAACAAGAAGCACAATTTACACTAGGTAGGTCAACAGAGATTTCTAGGGACGAAGTTAAGTTCCAGAAGTTTATTGACCGTCTACGTAGAAGATTCTCAATGTTGTTTACTGGTATTCTCAAGAAACAACTTATCCTTAAAGGTATTATTACTGAACAGGATTGGGAAGAGTGGAAGAATGCAATTACTGTAGACTTCCAAAAAGATAACCACTTTACTGAACTAAAGGACTCAGAAATATTACAAAATAGACTGCAAACTTTAGACCAAATATCTCAGTATGTTGGTGAATATTTCTCACGTGAGTGGGCAATGAAAAACGTAATGATGATGTCTGACGAAGACATTGAAGAAATGAAACAACAGGTCGAAGCAGAAAACTCTGTTCAAGACCAAGACGAGGAATAAACAATGAGTGAATTAGATAATCAAGAAGTTCAGACCGAAGAACCTACTGCGGTTGCAGAACTTATCAATCAGATTACTACAGGTGACCTTAACAAAGCAGAAGGTTCATTCCATAGTATTGTCACGGATAAAATGGCAGACGCACTAGAAGCACAACGTATTGCGACTGCACAAGCAATCTTTAATGACGCTGACGAAGACCTTTTAGATGACGAAGAAGGTATAATCGGAGACGAAGAGGACACGTTGCCAGAAGTTGAAGATTTAGAAAATGTAGAAATCTCAGACCACGATGAAGTGGAATACGAAGAAGACACCGAAGAAGACTCAGAAGAAAACTAAGACATTGATTATATTAAATACGATGGCGAGGACAGGTTCGTACTTCGCTCACAATATTATTATGGACAACTTGGTTAAACAAGATGAATCTTGGAAACCTCTTTGGGGTAATTGTTATATGCAGGTTTATGGTCTAATGAATAATTTAGACACTCCAGACTGCTATACTCATATTAAGAATCCCATAGAACCTTTTGCAGGATTATCTTTAGACCATTATGGTACGGAACATCCTTTTGGTTCTAACTATGAGGATATTAGTGAAGAGTTAAAAACTAATAAATTACCCTTTACTATTTCAAATATTTGGAATGAAAAAGAGTATGCACACGTATCTGAGTTGAAAAATGAAGGGTGGGAAGTAATATCCTTATACCGTAAAGATAAGTTAAAGTGGTTTATGTCAACCGCTTTATGTGTAGCGATTAACGATGTAAATATGTTTCACGCACATAATAAAGAATCTGCGGATTATATAAGCAATAAAAGAAAGACATTAGTAGGAAACTTTGATAAGTTTGCTCACGATTTCTTCCCAATCTGGTATGATTCGTTAGTAAGATATAACAATAATTGCGAAGAAACAACTGATAAATGGATATCATACGAAGAATTAGCGGAAGATAGTCACTCAATTGTCCGACTAAGTGATAAGTTAGACGATAGTTTAGACCCCTTAGAACGTCCAGTAATGAGAAAAATACCACATCCAGTTGATAATATGTGGGATTATTTTGAAAAACCAGACGATTTTAAGGAAATATGGGATAGATTTTTTTAACATATGTACTCCGTAAATATTAATTTGTATAAATAATACTATTATGAAAACTTATAGACAAATACTAGAATCTATTCAAGAACGTAAGAAACTTGACCAAGGTGAACTGGTATACAATAAGAAGATTAAACGTATATCCGTAGAGATATACAAACAGAAGAAGGGAAACCTTCCTTTTGTGGCATATGTTGATGGCGATAAATTAGATGCCTTCAAATCACAAAAGGACGCAGAAAGGTCTGCACAAAAAGTTATAAAGGAATTAACCTAATGAAGTTAATTACAGAATTTACAGAAAACGATTCTCTCAAGTGTTTAATTGAGAAGAAAGAAAATGGTGAGAAGAACTACATCATTGAAGGCGTTTTCGCACAAGCAGACAAAAAGAACAGAAATGGTCGTATCTACCCTAAATCCATTATGGAAAAAGCGGTAGCAAAATATGACCAAGAACAAGTTTCTAAGAAACGGGCAGTAGGGGAACTCAACCACCCTGAAGGGCCGACAGTTAACTTAGACAAAGTTTCGCACCTTATCACTGAACTGAAATTTCAGGGAAATGATGTGGTCGGAAAGGCACAAATATTGGAAACACCAATGGGTAAGATTGTTAAAGGTCTACTTGATGGTGGTGTCCAACTAGGAGTGTCAACTCGTGGTATGGGTAGTCTTGAGCAAAAGAATGGCGCTATGTACGTCAAAGACGACTTTATTCTTAGTACTGTTGACATAGTACAAGACCCATCGGCACCAGAAGCATTTGTTAATGGTATAATGGAAGGTGTAGATTGGGTTTGGAATAACGGTGTTCTTAAACCTCAAGTAATTGAAGAAATGGAGACTGAAATTAAAACCGCTCCGAAACCTGTCTTGTATGAGACAAGTGTACGTGAGTTTAAAAATTTCCTCTCGTTAATCAAATCTAGCATGTAAGGAGACAAACATGACCGAAGAAGTAAAACAAGAGGTTGAACTCCACAATGAATCTATTAACGATGAAATAGTGGAAGAAACTCTCGTAGACGAAAGTACTGCTCCAATGCCTAAAGGGAAACCTGATGCAAATGCAACTGACGAAGAAGAGTCAATTGCGTCTGTAGATAAGGCAGCAAAAGCAGTAAAAAAATCTCCTGTTCCAAAAACTAAAGCAGGTATGATTAGTGCAATGACTGACAAAATGTTGAAAATGTCTAAAACAGAGATGAATAAACTTTATGCCAGTTACAATGAATCAGTAGATATGGAAGAGAATGACGAACTCGTGGAAACACAAGTTGATACTTCTGCTGAATTAGACGCACTAGTTGAGTCTGAAGCAACACTCAGTGATGAGTTTAAAGCTAAAACTGCAATATTGTTTGAAACAGCTGTAAAATCAAAACTATCAGAAGAAGTTGATAGACTTGAAAAACAGTACAAGGAAGAGTTAGATGAAGAAGTATCTTCAACTAAAGCTGAACTTGTAGAAAAAGTAGATAGCTACCTTAACTATGTAGTTGAAACTTGGATGGAAGAAAATCAAGTAGCAATCCAGAACGGTTTACGTACTGAAATTGCTGAGACTTTTATGGACAAAATGAAAGACCTATTCGTAGAATCTTACATTGACGTTCCTGAGTCCAAGGTTGACCTAGTTGACGAACTTGCTGAATCTGTAGAAGAACTTGAGACTAAACTCAACGAAACTACTCAGAAAGTTCTAGACACTACTGAGGAACTGGAAGTTTACAAACGTGAAACGATTATTCGTGAAGCGTCAGGTGACCTTGCAGAAACTCAAGTTGAGAAATTAAAGTCACTCGTTGAAGATATTGATTTTGAAAGTGAAGAACAATTCGCTGACAAAGTTAAGACAGTCAAAGAGTCATACTTTAAAAAACAAATAGTTGGAAGTGACGAAGTAGAAGAAATTGTAGAAGACGCAGACAGTACAACTGAAGTATCTTCTGTAATGGAACAATACCTCCAAACTATCCGTAAACAAACCCCTAAAAGATAATTAAAGGAAGTAAACAATGCAATCTTACGATAATTTGATTGAAAAGTGGGCTCCAGTTCTAAACGAAGAGTCTGCTGGCGAGATTAAAGATAATCATCGCCGTGCGGTAACTGCCGCTATCCTTGAGAACCAAGAAAAAGCAATCGCTGAAGAGCGTTCTGCTTCTATGGGTTTCTTAAGTGAAAACGCTGCTGCTCCTGCTAACGCAACAGGTTCAGTAAATAACTTTGACCCAGTATTAATCAGCTTGGTCAGACGTGCTATGCCTAACCTAATCGCATACGATGTATGTGGTGTACAACCTATGAACGGCCCAACAGGTCTTATCTTCGCTATGAAGTCAAGATACCAAGGTGGTTCAACTTCAAACCGTGAAGCTTTATTCAACGAAGCAGAAACACAATTCTCAGGTGATTCTTCTGGAACTCACGATTCAGATAACGCATCTGGTTGGAATGGTGTTGACAGTGAAGGTGCTCGTTTGAGTAACCTAGCTGCTGGCGGAATGCCAACTGTAGACGCTGAAGCATTAGGACGTACAGGCGGTTCATCTTTCAACGAAATGGGTTTCACCATTGAAAGACAAACTGTTACTGCTAAGTCACGTGCGTTAAAAGCTGAGTACACACTAGAACTTGCTCAAGACCTTAAAGCAATCCACGGTCTTGACGCTGAAACAGAACTTGCTAACATTCTATCTACTGAAATCCTTGCAGAAATCAATAGAGAAGTTATCAGAACTGTAAACAGCCAAGCAAAAACTGGTGCTCAACAAGCTAACGTTACTGCTAACGGTATCTTTAACTT